TGACCCTGACCCTGACCGTGACCGTGACCGTGACCATGACCGTGACCCTGACCCTGACCCTGACCCTGACCCTGACCGTGACCGTGACCGTGACCGTGACCGTGACCTATCAAGCCCAATTCGTAGGATTGCTTGATTCATATTAAAAGTGAAGTTCAGGGTCCATTCCTAGCTTGACCTCAATTTTATAGATAAGTTTTTTTACTTCTTCTTTAGTGAGTTTAGGGTTGGGTGTAGTGTTTAATTTATCAAGTGCGCCGCGTAATTGGGTTTCGTCGAGTGTGTCAATTCCTTTGTCTACTTGTTCAAAAACACTAGATACGTCGTCCGAGATTACTTTCTTAGTACGTTGGGTTGGAACCTGCTCACCAGCTGCGTCGTTATCTTTATCTGTTACGATTCCAAGCATTGAAGAAAGTGCGTAGCGTCTGAAATAGGTATAAGCAGAACCCATTACTTGATAGGCGTTCATCTTTGCAAGCTCAATATCTGTAGGAACTTCTGCATAGCCTGTAATTGTCTCACCACTTTCGATGTGAAAGAGTGTTGTTTCAATTCCGCGATCCTTTAAGATTTGTGTAAAGCCAAGTCCGTGTTCTTTTAAGAGTGGCATGATTACTGAATAAATCTTTGGAAGGTCAGCGTAAGTATAGCCATAGCCCGATGTATCTTTGTGGATTACAGGACAAGACTGTTGAAACGCTGCCAAGGCTTTATAAATGTTCTTCATACTACTTAATGTTATTTACGAAAGTGATTACGTCTGAGCCTTTGAACGGATACTCTCCACGTCGCTTTACTTCTTTTTCGTCTCGGACAAGTGAGTTACCTCGTGTTGATTGAGAACCGATAAATCTGATGTACTGTCCGTAAGTGTGAGAGCTTGTAGGGATTACTTTTTCGTCAACGAGTTGCTTGAGTGAGTAGTGTTTGTTTGGGTCAATCATACAGTTAGTTCATAATAATTCAGTAGTTTTTTGTGGACTCTTTTCAGTGCTTCGACCTCTTGAGTTGAAAGATTCATTTTAAGTTCCGTGATGATGTAGGAGAGTGTTGATAACTCTTTCGCTGCTTCGATTACTATTTGTTCTTTCATAGGTCGGATTCTTTAGCGAGTGTCATTGCGTCCGGCTCGTCCCACTCTTTTAAGCACTTATCATTTTCGTCTGATTCGTGGCCTTCTTTATCGCAAGCATAGCAATATTTGTTTTCTGGCTCTGGGCCAAAGTCTGCGAGTGTGAGTTCTGGACGAATTGTAGAATCGTTTGCCATATAGTTGTTGTTTGATGAATTAACTATAACATGGTTACAGTGTTACGTCAAGAGTGGATAACTATTTCCAAAACGCTGCTAGTAGTAATGCGGCTCCGATAAGAAAAACAATGCACCCGAACTCGTCGATGTTGTCTCGCATAGTTGTTAGTTTGGGTTTTCTCGTGAGTTACATGCGTCACATTCATATGTTAGAAATACACTATCGTAACTTTCTTCCTCAAATTCTGAGTGGACTACGCCGCCACACTCACATTTTTTGTGTGGGCCCCATCCCCAACAATACTCACAATTTACATCTCCTTGAGTATGGTCTAAAAACTCCTCTCTTTTAAGCATATTAGTATATTTTATTTCCACGCCCCATATTGCAACATCTACATGCAAGTCTTATATTCTCATAGGTTCCTTTCCCTCCTAGACTTTTCGGGATTAAATGGTCTCTTGATAAATCCTCTAATGGGTACTGCCACTTACAAATCCAACAGGTATAGTTATATTTCTTAGCTAGTTTCTTGAGGGAAATCATACCCTTGTAACTAATCTGATAAGACATATCTTTTTACTTCAACAAACTGCTTTCCATAGCTTCTAGCGCGTTTCAAGTCCATGCCGGCATACCAGTCAACTGCACCCGTTCGTGAGTAGCGCGAGTTCATGCGGTCTTTTACGACGCAATCTCCGAGTCCTGGAATTGTTAAGAGTGTGCCAAAAGGATAGTCGTTTGACGCACAGATATTAGTTCCTTTCTTGTAAAGCTCGCAGATATTCTCACCTGTAGCTCCGTGGCAGGGACTCAAATCTGTTTCTTCCACGCGGCTTGTATACATTGTTACAGGTGCTTTGTCAGTCTCAACGATAAACTTAACATTATGTGCCTGCACCATTACGAGCGGCTTAGTAGGCTGTACGATGTTTACAAGTTTATATAATAGTGTTCCGAGGATAATAACTGATACGATGATGATTGTTCGACGAGCAATCGTGGTCATTTTTTTCTTAAACTGTCCGTTATTTTTTCTAGGTTTTTCAAGGTATAAAGGAGCTTTTTTCATAAAGAGCGAGTTAGTTTTTATTCTGAGAATAGCGCTGAAACTATTAGGAAAAGTATAAATGTGCCGACTGCTACCCAAATTCCTTCTGCCATGGCAATTATAATAAGTCCAAGTGCTATTAAAATATTCATACTTTAGTTGCTCTTGTTAAACGGTCTAATTCTTCTTTTGCTAGGCTTGCGCGTCCAATCGCATAGCCAAATTCAAACATATCATCGTAATTACCCTTTGTAACTATTTTGATGTATACGTCGGTTTCTTCTTTTGAGAGTTGTGGCATTTTCATATTATTTAATTTTGATTGTTACGGCCTTAGTAGGTTCGATAGTTTCGATCGCTTTCTCAAGTTTCTTGCTTACGAGTCCTTGTTCGATGAGAGTTTGTAACTTACCGCCGTGTACTTCGTAATCCATAGCGTTGGTTGAGATGAGTTCCCATTCTTTTGGAGTAGCGAGAGCTTGAACCATTTGGTAGCTTGCTTTGAGCTTTGGAGCAGGTGAAGATACTTTAATCTGTAAAAACGAGTCTTCGTAGCTTCCTGATTCACGCGCCTCAGCCTTCACAAGGGCCTCTAGGGCGTTCTTCTGGTCTAAAAGGTCTAAATACTTGACTACGTCATCTGACGTCGATTCTAGGGCGTTCTGGAGCTTTACTACCTCCTGGTACTTTTCTAAGTTTGTCATACGTTTTTTTTAGCTTCTAAACAAATTTATTTTTGAATTTAAGTGCCCATCTGTTTGCAGTCTCTACGTCTTTGAAGAATCTTTTGTATGCAAGTTTTGTTACCTTTTCATTTTCATCGTTGCATACGCCCCACCAAATTCCATATTGATTTTGTCGATTCTTGAGAACTTTTATGACCAGCATAGTTTTTGAGTTAGCTTCTAAACATCTGGTGGAGGTCTGGAGGCTAGATTGAGTCGTAACCCATTCTAACCTCCTCTCTCTTTCAGAAACTCTATGAGCTTCTGTCCTGATGAATATACTATAACACAGTCACAGTGTTATGTCAAGAGTAGGAGGTGGATAACTATCGCCCAGCCGCTAATTCATTAAGCCCATTAAGTCTTGCGTACTTTCTGTCTTTCTCAACCTCTTTTCGAAGTGCGTAGTATTTTTCGTATAGTTCCTGATTGGCGATCATGTCGTGTACTTCCCCGTCTGGTGATGACTCTGCGCGTATCGCACCTGCCTTGTTTAACAAAAGGCGTTCTTTTTGGTGCATAAGTCCTAACCCGTGATTTTCCCAAACGAGCTTTGATGCTACATCTGAACTGAACATTACTTCCGACACATCTTTTTTTGTCATATTATTTTAACCAACAGCTACACTTAAAAGACATTTCGTTTTCGACATAGTAACCGTTCTCGCATTTTGTACAGCGCGGATCTCGTTGTGGTTCCTCAAAAAACATGTCTCGGCACGCACAATTTCCTCCCTTTCCATGCCAAACCCCCCACGCACATAACCACTCTCCATTCTTTCTTCGGGTAAGCTCCTCCATGTCTCCGGCTGTAAATACACCAACAAGGTCTGCCTTATTTATAAATCTTCCGTCATACTCGATAAACTGCGGCGCAGACTGACTTGCTAAAAGTGCCATGAGCTTCTGGACGCGATCTTTCTCCGCCCAAAGGTGAACACCGTTGCGCATAACTACGCAAACCAATGATTTTGAAACTTCGTTTGTCATATAGAAACAATTAGTGGGTTAGATGATTTTTTTTGGTGATAGGCTATAAGCGATCCCATCTTTTCTTTCAGTTGTTGCGGCGTTGTTATTGTCGGTGCATATTTCTCTGTCTGGATTGTTTTCACATATTCGATTGTTGCAAGTGTTTTTTCTAGGCCATATTTTTCTAGCAACCACTCACAGGTTGATCGTTGCGTTTTGTTTCCAAAGTTTAATCCAGGGTTAATCTCATAAAAGGCATTCATCACCTCCGCAACGCCAGGCGTTGCAATTATTTGTACTTTGTTTTCTTTTACTTTACTGTTCTTTACTTTACTTTCCTTTATAGCATTGCCATCGGATTGCGTTTGCAATGCGTTCGCATCATCACTATTTGGCTTATTCCAGCGTTTTATTGCACTCTGCCTAGCAAGCTCACTCTTGCCTTTTCTTGCTCTAAGCCGTGCTAACACAGAATTTGAGTGAAATTTTTTGATGCGTGAGTCAACTTCGAACAGGTTAAAATCATGCAAAACTCTCTTGATAAATTCGCTATCCGTTCGCAATGCGAACGCAAGACAATCGTAGTCAAGAGCTAACCAACCGTCGGCCTCATACAAGCTCTCAACGATAGCCCAATAAGCCCCGTAACCTGCCAACCCTTCTTTCGCGAGTAGTCGCATTATTTTCTCGTCGTTTCTTGCCCCGTAATCGTGTGAGAAATAAAAGGTCTCTTTCATATTAAAATCCACCACGTCCGCTACCTCTAAACTTTGATGTGTACGGCCAACTGATTTGATTGATACGATCTATCACTTCCGTTTCTTCGCAGTGGTCAAAGATCCAGCGAATAATATCTTTCTCTGTTAATTCTTCTCTCATAGGAACAACTTATTAAAAAAATCCCATTTCGTTACCCACCACACCGACTGAGAACCGAATGTGCTACGGCTGCCCGAAGGCATAAGTGGGTGAGTAACGAAAGAGGATTTTAATTGTGCACATTGTTTCTTGTCCTTTCTCAGGAGGACTAAAACATCATAGCACATAATTTAGAAAATTTCAAGAAACAAAAAAGCACCGCGTATGTTCAGTGCTCTTCTGTAGTTATTTACACAGTCCTTTGATAGCCGTGTGAATAGGAATCAAGTATATCAAAAAGATTTATCCACAGGACGAAAGAATAAAAAAGTTGTATAATATCCTCATGGTTGTTCACTCTTCTCAATGCTTCAAGTTTCAATGCACAATGTGTTCAAAGCACTGGATGATTTCAAAATGGATGCACCCACAAACAATCTTAAAGTGGTATCAAGCAGATTTTTCTAAAGAACTTATAAAAACAAAATGCGTCTCGTGCCAAATAAAATATAATGGCCGAGTACCAGACATTTGTAATATGTGTAAACAAGAACTATGAAGAATCTTAAACAAGGAAGAAAATATGAATTTTCGTGGATAGATTGTATGGATGATAGTATTTGGATGAGTGTTGATACGCTTGAGGATTTTACAGATAGAAAGACAAAGCAGGAGTTTAAGAATATAGGCTACTTTGTTCAGTCAAAAAATGGTTATCATATTTTTACTCAGGGCATTCACAAAGATAGTTCTGGGAAAATCAATTCTTATTTCAATATTACCTGTATACCAATTAAACAGATAATTTCGCTAAAAGAGCTTAAAAGCGTATAATAAAAACCTATGCCACTCAAATCAGGAAGTAGTCGCAAAACAATTAGTTCGAATATCAAGTTAGAGATGAAGCACGGACGACCACAGGCTCAAGCAGTCGCGATCTCTCTTTCTAAAGCAGGAAAGTCTTTACCTAAAAAGGTCGGCCAAGCAGGAAAGTCTATGTTAAAAAAGAAAAAATAATATGAAATATAAATCAATGCACGACGAAATGAAAGCAGAAAAAACTCCTAAGATGATGGCCAAGCACGAGAAGGGAGAATCAAAAGGCATGAAGAAAATGGAAATGAAAATGAAAGGTAAAAAGTGCTAACTATGTCAGTCCTCCTGGGTATTCTTAAAAAGCTTCAAGATAAGGTTTGGGGAAAAGATGAATCAATGGCAAAAGCTGCTGGTAACTCTATCGTCTCAAAGGGAATGACTTATACCGAATACCTAGAGGGACTAGCAACCACCACTCCCCCGATGGAAGAGGCCGCACCTAAAAAGCGCAAAACATCAACAAAACCACGTGTTTCTAAAAAAGTAACTAATAAAACACCCGACCTTCAGTAGGGAAGGGGATACCGCTATGAAAACAATTTATAACGAAAAACTTCACAAGAACGAATGGATAGTATCTACCTGGTACGAAAAGGTAGCCTACTGTGTAGGAACATTTTATGTAGTCATTGGAGTAGCAGCTTTCTTTTTGGGAGTGCTTAGCTCTATTTTAGAATAGTATGGGTTTACCAGGGAGACCATCAGTATATACACCTGAACTCTTATCGAAAATAAGAGAAGGTCTTTTAGCTGGTAGAACACAGGAATCAATTAAGGAAGAACTAGAAATACCAAATTCTACATGGTGTACTTGGTTTTACGATAACTATGAGGGCTTCAGGGATCAGGTAGAGGGTTGGAGACGAGATGCTATGCTAAAACAAGCGGAATCTAACCTAAAAGAGATTATCCACTTACCTGTTTCAACAGAGGATACAAAGCTCACAAAGATTATTGCAGATACCTCTATGTTCGTCTCAGAGACACTAGGAAAGAAAGTATACTCAAAGCGTAGTGAGCAGACAGGAGCAGACGGTAAAGACCTGCCAACACCTATAATCAATATCAATCGTGAAGTATCAAGCGACAACAGCGTTCAACAAGATAAACAACCTGAGTAAACGAATTAGATTGATACCAGGTGGAACGTCAGCGAGTAAAACAATCTCGATTCTTCTTTATCTTATCGCTTACGCTCAGACTGATAAGACTCCTACACTTACTTCCATTGTCTCAGAAAGTATTCCTCACTTAAAGCGTGGAGCCATCCGAGACTTTAAGAATATCCTAGGAGCGCATAACTACTGGAAGGACGCTAACTGGAACGCTACTGATTCTATATATACGTTTGAGACAGGAAGCCAAATAGAGTTTTTCTCAACTGATAATGGAGATAAACTTCGTGGAGCACGTCGTGATCGTCTCTTCGTTAATGAGGCTAACAATGTAACCTTTGACGCTTTTGAACAGCTTGAAATGCGCACAAAGGAGTTCATTATTTGTGACTGGAACCCTACAACCTCCTTTTGGGCTTACGACCAGCTAACACACCGTACAGATACAGAATGGCTAACTCTTACCTATTTAGATAACGAAGCTCTAGATGCAGCTATTAAGGACTCAATCGAGCAGCGCAAAGGACGCAAAGGATGGTGGGCTGTATATGGCCTGGGACAATTAGGTGAAGTAGAGGGAAAGATTTATAAAGACTGGAACATTATTGACGAACTTCCTCATGAAGCTAAACTAGAGCGCAGAGGATTAGACTTTGGTTACTCTAACGACCCAACGGCGATAGTAGACATTTATAAATATAACGGGGGTTTTATATTTGACGAGGTTTGTTTTCAAAAAGGAATGAGCAACAAACAAATAGCTGACTTACTTAAAGACCAAGCAAACGTGATAACTGTAGCGGATAGTTCAGAGCCTAAGAGTATAGATGAGATTAGACTACACGGAATCAACATCAAAGGGGCTAACAAAGGGCCAGGCTCAATCAATCAAGGTATACAGTTTGTACAGGACCAACGAATCTCTGTTACTAAGAGAAGTATTAATATTATCAAGGAGTACCGCAACTACTTATGGGAAACTGATAGAAATGGTGTTATACTAAACGTACCAGAAGGCGGCTATGACCACTCAATGGACGCTATTCGTTATGCTCTTGAAACATATAGAGAAGTAAAACCTATTAAAATTCACCAAGAATATACACCGTCCAGTATCTATGGCGGTTAACATTTATGAATAAAACCCTAGCGGACAAACTTGTCTCGATAGCTGTACAGCAAAGAGAAGCTGGAAACAAAATTAAACAGCCACGCATTGATACGATTAAAAAGATTGAAGACCTTTACTATAATAAGATTACAGCTTCTTTTGACGCCCGCATCAATATCCCTATTCCTTTCATGTCGGGACAGATTGATACCGTAAGAGCAAAGATTGACAACCGCCCAACGATTGAGTTCGTACCTGGAGAAGAAGGCGATATTAAACTTGCAAAGAAAGTAACAGAAAGCTGGAGAATCGACTCATCGTCAATGCGAGCTGCATGGAACCGCAAGGATAGACAAGAGAAGTTTCTTGCTTTGATGTCGGGACGTGGCATCTCTAAAATCTACGCAACAAACGATAACGGCAAATATACGCCACACTACGAAGTTATTGATTACATGGACTTCTATTGTGAGGGCACACAAGGCCATCTAGAAGATAATTTATACTGCGGACTGGATAACATCTTCAAGACGCCAGATTATCTCGAAGAGCAGGCTGCGCTTGGATTCTACGATAAAGAACAGGTGGCAAGACTTATAAGCACCACAGGTTCCGACGAATATAAACGAAACGAAGACGTATACCAGAACAAGTTTAACCGCATGAAAGCTCTCGGACTAACACCGGAGCTTAACGCTTATGTAGGACAGGAGGTAATCAACCTTACTGAACACTGCATGGACTACGAAGGAAAGCGTTATTATCTTTTCTTTGACCCTAAATCAGGTATTTGGGTGCGATGTGAGGAATTAAAAGACGTTTACCCTGTTGGTGAGTTCTTTCCAGGTGGTGTGTGGCCTTTTGTATCATGGGCTTGTTTCGATGAACCGTTTCAATTTTGGACTAAGGGTTACGGAGACGACATCATGCCGATTGCAGAAGGAACCCGTATCGTTATCAATCAGGTAATGAACAACACGATGCGTCAGAATCAGCCAATGAAAGCTGTTGACCAATCTGTATTCCCAGATACTAACGAATTAAAGTGGAGAATGCCAGACCAGCTTGTTTTGACAACTCCTGGAATGGATCCAAGCAAAGGAATATATACGTTTGAAACTCCAAACATTACAGCTTCTCTTGATGTAGCTCAATACCTTAACCAGTATGTAGCTCAAAAGACTGGTGTAAACGCCGAAGCGCAAGGAGCATCTGATTCAACAGAACAGAAGGTTGGTATCTACTACGGAAATGTAAAGGAATCAAACGACCGTATCGGACTGGTAGAAAAGAACTACAACGAATCATACGCAGAAAAAGGCTATCGCTATTATTGGGGACTTCGAAATAACATCACTGAACTCAAAATGATTCAGATGATTGGTAAGAATGGCGTAAACTGGGACTCTATAACTAAGAGTGAAATGCGCAAAGCATCTGACTTTGATGTAATCGTAACCGGCGGTAGTGCAGAACAAGCAGCTGACGCAATTAAGCAGAAACAGATGGCAGAAGCAATCGCTCAGCTTTCAGGAAACGCTAAGACTTTAGAGAAGTTAAGCCCAGAATGGATTGTTGAACAGACTCTCAACATCGCAGGCTTTGATAAGGACGAAATCCGCCGCGCACTTGATACAGAAGGTAGTGCTGATGAAGAACTTATGTCTGACGCAGCTGAATCAATTCAGATGATATTAGAAGGACGTATGCCACGCCTCAACCGTGGAGCAAATGTTGCGTTCCTCAAGAAACTCTTTGACTTTGACGCTGACGAACTGGATTATATTAAACTCGACAAGAAAGGAAATCAGATTGGTATTGATAAGGAGAAGTTTGAACAGTCTCAAATGCTTCGTGCTTATGCAGACGCTCATTACGACGTTGTTATTGAAAACACAATGCGCAACGCTAAGATGCAGGCTCGCTTAGAAGAAATGAAAGTTGGAGCAATGGGCGGACAAGTAGGCGCACCAGAGGGAGCTAATCCTATCACCATGGGACAGCCTGGTATTCAAGAGCAGAACCAAATGTCTGTAAATGACCAAGCACCAAGCCTAAGCCCCGAAAACCTTCCACAAGGCACTCCAGAGGCTACAGCGCAACGTAGCGCACAGATAACAGGACAGGTTGCACCTATAATGTAATATGGACTTCTCACCACTTCTTGAAAAGTACCCAATCGAAGAGCACGAAGAGATTCATCGCATGAGAATGGATCACTTCAAGCAACTAAAGTTAGAAGAGTTTAACGACTCTCCAGCCGGTAAGTTTGTGATTGAATACTTTGACGCTCTTATAAATGGAATAGATGCTCGCCTTTTATCTGCTGAACCATTTCAAGTAGGAGAACGCGAAGTCTTTATTGAACGCCGACAAAACTTTCGACTATTCAAATCTCTCTTTGAGCTTGCTCGCAAAAGAGCTGATAATATAGAGGAGTTTGCTAAATCTAAACTTTAATATGCCAAGACCTAAAGGTTCTAAAAATGTTGTACATACAAACTTTCCAGAAGGACGAGAATTGGAAATCGTGGAAGTACCTGAACAGGATATTTCTATTGCAGAAACTGTACCGAATGAGGAAGGACAAGGAGTACCAGAAACGCTTGAAGGCGACGTTGTTGTCCTCGACAAAAAAGAGTCCGAGAAACTAAACACTCGCTTTCAAGGCAAACCAAACTTTACTGTCCGTCCTGATTGGGAAGTGAGAGAGTTTATCGACACAGCTGATGTTTATGAGGGTTCTACCTTTATCCGAACATACGCAAAACATATTCACGGCGATAACTTTTTAGCGCTCGCACATCAAATCGTAGCAAAGTTCAACACAAAAAAATAATTGTGTGGTATAATCTATACAACTTGCAGTCAAGCAATTCAAAAATCTTTATTGGTGAGTAGCCAATTCAAATAATAAACTCTGCACAGTCAAGTGCATTAAACAAATCTATGGACAATAACGAAAAGGCCAAAGCATTAGAAGCAGAACTCGCATCACTTGATAACGAATCTGCTCAGCAACCTGAACCAGCCCCTGCTCCAGTACAAGAATCAGTACCGGAACAAGAGCCGCAAGTTACTCCCGAACAGGTAACCACTGAAAGTAAGGAGCCAAAGCAGGAGGAGCGTGTAGAGCGTAAGGTTTACTCTATCACGCTCGATAAACATAATAAGCAGCTTGAGAACGCTCGTATTGCAGCACGAGAGGAAGCCCTCCGTGAAGCAGAAGAGAAATATAAATCTCAGACTGTACAACCTAAAGAAACTTCTGACGATGTCAAAGCGTTTGCAGATGAGCACGACATGGACGAGAACGTTGTTAACAAACTTCTCGACCTTGCAGCTAAACGTGTGTCTAAGAACGTCAAAGGCCTCCCAGAAGACATTGAGCAAGAGTTTGCTAATCTCAAACAACAGCGCGAGATCCAAGCAGCTAAGCAGCAATTCAACGATGAGTTCGCCTCTAGTGTCTTGCCTCTTATCACACAGGAAAACCCTAATGTGACTCAAGCACAAGTTCAAGAAATCAAAGCTCGCCTTGACGACCTAGCTTTTTCTTCCAAATACAATACTTACGCTCTCGAAGATATTTACCGAGTAAAGTCTCACGAGTTTGATATAAAGCCTAAAATGTCCGTTGAATCTTCCCGTGGTGGAAGCCGAGCCGGCACAGTAGACTTCTCTAATATCACACCGGATGACTTCGCTAAATTGTCTCCAGCAGAAGCAGACAAGTATTTTCAATGGGAAAAAAGCCAGGGGAAAGGTAGCAAATACTTAAATTAACCTCCTCTACAGCTTTTTAGGCCGTAGGGGATAACTCCCTAATATGGCTAATGTAACGACCTTTGAAACCAAATTTTCGAAGCGAATGCAGGTAGTACACTACAAGAAAGATGTGTTCCGCGCTTTCGTTTCAATGGAAGAACGCTCAAACCTTAAATCAGGTCAGGCAGTAGTTCGTCCATACCGTTCATCTCTTGTAGCACAGTCTTATACTCGTGGTTCAAATCTCTCGTTCCAGACAACGACAGACACCAACGAAACTTTGACTGTTAACACAAGCCCAGCAGTACCTTTCACTGTTGATTCACTCGACGCTCTCCAGTCAAACTACCAGCTCCAGTCTCTCTATGCAGAAGACGCAGCTCGTAAGCTTGGTAATGAAATCGACGGTGATGTTCTCGCAGAAGTAGCTAACGCTGTTTCTACAGTTGACGCAGCTTCTTTTGGCGGTTCAGCTGGAAACGGTATCGTACTTTCAACATCTAACATCCTTTCTGTTCTCTTCAAAGCAAACCAGAAGTTGAACGCTCAGAACATCGATGTTTCAGACCGCTTTGTTGTTCTTTCTCCAGAAGCTCTTAACTATGTACAGGAATACTGGGCAGGTCGTGAGACTGCATCTAGTGACCAGTACGGTATGAACGGCTTTATGGGACGCATGGCAAACGCTGAAATCTACATGTCAAACTCGACATATTGGACAGGTGTATTGTCAATCGCAACTCAGCCAACTGATGGTGATACTGTTGTAATCAATGGTGTAACATTTACCTTCAAGACTGTTCTCGGCTCAACAGCTGGTAACGTTTTGATTGGTGCTTCAGCTGACGCGGCTCGTTTGAACCTCACAACTCTTATCAATGCTCCTAGCGCAACAACTTCAGAAGGTGTAGCACTTTCAGCAGCAAATCAGGCTCTTCTCCGCAACATCTCTGGTGTTAACGACGCAGGTGCTAACACTTTGACTGTAGCAGCAAAGGGTTGGGGTACTGTTGTAGTATCTGAAACATTTACTGAAGCAACAGACGCTTGGACAAAGAAAATCCAGCATCTCTTGTTCGGTCGTAAGAACGCTATTGACCTTGTTATTCAGCAGGAACCAACAACTAAGGTTGATTCAATCCCTGAACAGCTCGGTGTATACGTTAAGCCTTACACTCTCTACGGTAAGAAAACTTTTGCAGAAGGTGCAAAGGCTCTCGTGGATATTCTCGTGGACGCTTCGGTATTCGCCTAGTCTAATATAGTAAGTGGGCTACTCGCTTAATGGGTAGCCCCTCCCTTCGGGGATAAATAAAAACAATGTGAGCAAAATTCTTAATAGATCCATTACAATCAACGGAGAACTCCTTAAGATTGATGGTGCACAAACAGGACTTATTAACGTTCTTCGTTTCGACAAGAATGGTGATATTTTAGAAGCAGAAGGCCCATACGCAGCAGACTCAGCTTTTGTAGGCTCTAAGCACTTTGCAAAGGGCTGTATCTGGCGCAACACAGAAGGAACAACTGGAACCGTTCTCTATATCAATGACGGTACAGCAGCTTCTTCAGCTTTTGCTGGTCTCTCAACAGGTGACATTACTTCAGTTGTAGCAGGTGCTGGTATGACTGGCGGTGGTACATCTGGCGCAGTTACTCTTAATGTAATTGCAACTGATTCAACTGTTACAGTAGCAGCAGACGGTATCAAGGTTGCAACAGGCGGTATCACAAACACAGAAGTTTCAGCTTCAGCAGCGATTGCTTTCTCTAAGCTCGCAGCTCTTTCAGACGGAAATATCCTCGTTGGTTCAGCTGGTAATGTAGCAACATCTGTTAACCCTAGCGGTGACGTTGATGTATCAAATACTGGTGCATTTACTATTGCAGCAGGCGCAGTTACTAACGCTAAAGTAGCAGACTCAACTGGTGCAAGCGCTCTCGGAATCCGCAAATCAGCAACAGTTGTTTACGACTTTGCAGTTGACGGTGGTGTAGCGGGTAACATTGTATTAACAGGTGCTCCAACAATTCCTGATAACGCAGTGGTTTGGCTTGAATCGTACGATGTTATTACAACATGTACTTCAGCAACTGACGCAGCAACTATCGCGCTTGGTTTTGCAACAGACGGTGCAATTTCAACCGCGGTTGCAATTAGCGCAGGTGCTAACGCTTGGGATGCTGGTGCGTTTGCAGCAGGTACAGGTGGTACAGCCTCGCCTCTTCCTAAGAAACTTACTGCAGCTCGTGTTCCTGGACTCGTTGTTGCAGGTGGTGAAAATCTTACAGCAGGTAAGATTGTATTCCAGCTTGCTTACTGGGTATCAGCTTAGTTTCTCTTCGGGCCCCTTTATAGGGGCCTACTTGATAACCTAATATATGGCAATTACACCAATGGTCGGCTCGGAGATAATCACTAAGTTCAGGAACTACGTTAACGACTCGTTAGAGGGTGATTTTGAATATCAACTCTTAAATGACGCTAAAAATGAAATTGAGCAGCTTACAACGTGGGAGGTTCTTAAATACATGGACTCATCTCAAACAGTTAACTCAGGAGACACAATTTCGACCACTCACGCCTTACCTGCGAACTTCAACGCCCCTATTGCTCTCTTCGTAGGGACTGATTATCAGCCTTATAACCTCATTTCGTTCGAAGACCAGCGACTTTATCGTGACTTTACCCGTGGTTGGATTATCAATGCGGCTACTTCGACGTATTCCTTAACGGGAACAGCTGGAACAGCAAACACAATCTATTTAATCCACACTAAATACAGTGATGATATTGCAGCTGGTACGTCTTGGTCGGCTTTTCCTGCTCGTTTCCACGACATTCTTCCTATCTACATGGCAAAAATCTACTACACCGCGAATGCAGGTGAAAAATCTCGTGCTTGGGACGATAGATTGGAAAAAATGTATACAGACATGCTTAAACAGATGCAGATGTGGGACTTTAACCTTAAAAACCGCGCTAAACAGTGGTCTCAACCTATTGGATATAACTCAAACCCTCGCGTAGCTTTCTACTAATATGCCACTTCGAAAGTCTACAGTTAGAGAATGGAAAACTGGACTCGTTACTAACGTTGAAGCGTATTCTTTACCAGAAGACGCGGCTTCTGATTCTTTGAACTGGCTCACAGAAGGGGATAAGATTACGCTTAGACGTGGCTATTCGGTCGTAGGAACGGCAATAGATGGTGTCAATCGTGTAACAGGTCTTTCTATACCTCGACGCGCTACAGGAGCAACACAGCCGTTCTATACTTACGATAGAAAGGTGATGTACTACGATTCGGCTACGTCATTGTGGGTTGAAGTTGGTACAAATATCTTACCAGCAGCAGCAAGTGGAGAGGATATTGCTTTCGCACCGTATACCTCGCTTGCCGGTAGTCAGCTTTTCTTTGGCAGTCCTCTCTCTTCGCTCTATAAAATAATGGTAGCAAATCCGGATTCTTATTCTGATGTTTATAATTCAGCTAATAACTTCAAAGGATATTTGAAAATGGGAAATGGGCGTTCGTTTCTTTGGAACACAACAAACGATAAAACAAACATAAGCGGCTCATGGATTGATGCGCAGGATGCAACTGTTTATACGACTGTTACAGCAGAAGCATACGGAACTGGAAATGGTGCGACATTAACCTTTACCCATACAGCGGCATTTAAGGCAGGCGGAACGAGAAGAACCTGCTTTTTAGTTACAGTTACCGATGGAGTAGAAACTTTCACAGACGATAAAAATGGTATTTTAACTGGTTCAGCCGGAGGTACTGGAACGATTAACTACACGTCCGGAGCGATGTCGGTTACTTTTGCAGTTGCCCCACTAAATCTTGCAGCAATCACGACCAATTATCAGTGGGAAGATTCTTCGGTTAAGGGCGTAGTTGATTATTCTAAATCTGGTACACGCGTGGCCGGTGAAGGATTCTATGCACCTCAAGGAACGGGTGGAAAACTACAGACGGTAGAATTTTATAAGGATAATCTTTATTGTCTTCACGAATTTAATACATGGCTTTTCAACATGCCGGCAGCTGATACGAACCCGACTAATCGTATCTTCCGAAACAACGCTGGAATTAAGAACTGGAGAGGAGCGGTAGCAACAGGTGACGGTATTCTTTATGTCGATACTTCGTCTCCAGCTTCGCCATATCTTCGAATGCTTTCGTACGACTTTCAAGGAACTGAGGTTATTCCATCGGTCATTACCTATAACATAAATCTCGCAGGCTACGACTTCACAGACCAGACAGCTTTTGAGTGGGGAGATTATGTTATGTACTCATGCAAATCTTCTTCTGCACAAACAGCGAACAATCGTGTTATACTGTATAATAAGAAATGGAAATCAGTAGACCTTTTAGATTACGCAGTGAGAATGTTTGCAGATAAAGATGGCGTACTATGGGCCGGTGATTCTCTTTCCGCAAATGTTCTTCAACTTTTTTCAGGATTCACAGACCAAGAGACAAATATTCCTAATCGTTGGATTGGAAATATCTCACGTCTTGGGATTGATGAATTAAAAAAGTACAAGAGACTTACTTTAGAGGGTGAAATCGCTCCTACACAATCAGTTACAGTTTCAATCTCATACGATAGAGGAGACTTTGTAGAGTTAGGTACTATCGTAGGAACAGGAGACTATGTTGATACCTCAAATCCGGTCACTGTAGGCTCTTCGACCGTTGGTTCAACAGAAGTCGGTGGTGGAGACTCAGTTTCAGCTTTCCATTACCGCCGCGAGTTCCTAGTTCGTTCGGATAGATTCTTCGAAGCTCAGCTAAAGTTCGAAGCTACGAATGTCGGGTATGTCTCAGTCTCAACGAGAGAATACTACGACCTTCAACTCATGGGAGACCGAAACTTAACACGTTACAAATCAAATACTCCAATCGCTTAATATGGCAAATGTAATCCCAAAAACCTGCGCTAATCTAGAAACTTCGCTCGCTACAGCTATTTCTTCATCAGCGGCTTCGCTAACAGCAGCTTCAATCACAACGGACGACGGTGTGGTGCTTCCTTCGGGAACCTACGGCATTACAGTTGATCAAGGAACCAACCAGCAGGAACACATGATTGTTTCTTTTGCCGGAACGACCGCGGGTACAATCATCACTCGTGGTGTCTCTGTAATTGACGGAACAACAAATATTCCTGCTTTACAGTTCGCTCACGCTCGTGGAGCTTCGATTAAGTTTACCGACCACCCTGTCCTTATCCGTATTCTTCGTGTTATTCAAGGAACCGATACATTGGATTCAAAACTTTCATATACTTCACATCCTACTTTCTCTTCAAATACTGAACTGATTGATAAAAAGTACGCCGATGATTTGGCAATCGCTGGAGCACCTGACGCCTCAACAATCGTAAAAGGTATTGTAGAGGCAGCAACTGACGCAGAACTCCAAGCTGGAACCGCTACAGGAGCTACAGGCGCACTTCTCGCAGCTACAGGCTCTTCTTTTAAGCAAGCAGGTACAGCTAATAAGGTTCCGGTTGGTGATTCAAACGGTAAGCTCGCAGCTTCATGGGGCGGTTCTGCTTCAACTCTCGCAACACTTAACGGTTCATCTAAGGTGGTAGAAGACCCTGCTAACGCAACAGCAACTCCTACGGCTTCTAAGATTCCTATTGCTGACGCAAGTGGCACTCTTAATGGTTGGTCTGGTCGGCTTGATGACAACTCACGAACAACAGGAGAAGCGATTGATGGCTCTACAACCCCACAGGCTGTTTGTGTGGCAGTCGCAGACGGGCTTATTTATAAAGCAGACGCAAATACCTCGACACGCGTGAACGCTTATGGCTTCATAACAACTAACGCCTTGATTACAACAACGCCTTACGTTAAGGTTGCGGGTATTGTAGGCGGGTTTGCAGGCCTTACAGTTGGTGCGATGTACTATGTAACAGACACAGCAGGGTCAATTTCAACAACCCCATCGACTACCTGTATCATTCCAGTTGGTCGTGCTATTTCAGCTACTCAGATTGAGCTTAGCTTTGGAAAAAAGACTGCTTACGGAAGACTTACGCATAGCGCAGCAGCAGGAGCAACCGATGATCAAACAGCGACTGTTGGCTTTAGACCAGCAAAAATTACTTTGGTCTATGACATGACAATGTCTGGGTCAAATAGTCAGCAAGGAAAGGGGTATACTGTTTGGTTTGGAACAACACTTCAGCAGATATTCATGAGTTTTCCTGAGAATACAGGAGCGGCTGTTACAGAAACAAGTTTTTATGGCACATCATTCTTCAGTGTTGACGAAACTCAGCCAATAGAAATCTTATCGTCTGGAGCAAATAGAGGAAGAACCACAATGACTATTAACTCTTTATCTAGTACGGGTTTTGTATCTAGGGCCGCTAATGTAACAGTTGCTGGTTCAGGGGGTACTGGCTCAGGTACTGTTTCTTATATTGTAGAAGAATAATATGGCATTAAACTTTACTCCGGCTTACATGACACCGAAACCAGAAAAGAAACCTTTTACTCCTGCTCCCGCGGAATCTCTCCTAGCAGATATTCCTAAAAGCTATGAGGGTTTTTCTCAGTCTCCTACAAAAGTAGTACAGGCTCCTATTAACCGTCCTGTTATTACTCCAGCAAAAGAGCCAACAAAGGCAGCGGCTTGGGACTTCGGCCCTCAATCTTTTGTGGATAACGGAAAAGAGGGTGACGCTGCCGCTAAAAAGGCAGCAGATGAAGCTGCGAACAGGTCTACGCTTGGAGAAAAAGGATTATCTGTTGAAGAACAAATGGATATAGCAGATCGCCAAATGAAACGTGGAAAGTATGCAGAAATCGAACGGCCTATTCTACAGTCAACAGCCCCTAGTTTTTCAGGCCAAGACGAAGCTAAAATTCGTGAAGAAGAACTAGCACGCCAACGCGCTAGAATTGACGCTGTTAACCAACTCTATGTAGACGAGTACCGAAAGGCTAAAGAACGCGCTACGGCCCGCACAGGAACCCAGAGAGCACAATCCGCAGCCCGTGGAACGATTGGTTCAGACTTTGGTACAGCCGAACAGCAAGCTGTAACAGATATTAACGTTTCAGAAGAAGACGCAATCCGCGCTAAACAGAACGCCGAGATTCAGGCAATCATGAACGAGTCTGATAAGTCTATTCAGGATAGAGTAGCTAAAGCTCAAGCACTTATTCTCGCTCAACAGGAGAGAGCGGATAAACTAAAGGCAGAACAAGACCAACTCGCTATTCAGACTGGTCAATTAGACTTAGCTAAAGAAAAAGCTAAACAAGACGCTATTGCAGCCGGAATTAAGCCTGTAGAAACAAATGACGGCTCTATTATCAACGCAATTACTGGAGAAGTTATTTATCAAGGGAAACCTAAAGCACAGGGCCCTATTGAATTAAGTCCAGGGGCTACACTTTACGATACAACTACAGGAAAGCCTTTGTATACAGCGCCTGGGAAGGCTTCGACAGGAAATGGCGATGAGTTACTAAGCCCAACAGAAGCTATTGCTCTTGGTGTAAAATACGGAACTACACGGGATCAGGCGGCTGCTTTAGGAATCCAACCAGAAAAACCACTAACCGCTGAACAAAGCAAGGTTGCAACTTACGCGCAAAGAATGGCGCAGGCAAACGAAGTTATAGATAAAATTGGAAAAGATTTTACGGGGGTAACAGCAATCGGTGGTTCACTACCTAATATATTTCAAACAGGAGATAGGCAGGCATTTGAGCAGTCAAAGGTGAACTTTGCTACAGCAGTGCTTCGTCGTGAGTCTGGAGCAGCGATTGCACCTAGTGAATTTGTTTCTGTTGAAAAACTTTATTTCCCACGCGCAGGTGATGGTGAAGATGTACTTAAACAAAAGGAGCAAGCTAGAAAAACAGTAATTGACAACTTTATCAGTGAAGCAAAGGGCGCTTATCTCGGTGATAAGGGTGGTGTTCAAGCAACAAATGAAGAAATCCAAGCTTTGATGAAAGCTAACAACATGACAGAGGCAGAGGTACGCGCAGAGTTGGGAAAAACTAACGACCTTAGCACGTCGCAAAACGGCTCAATCAAATTAGGTTCTCCTCTTGCAGTAGCAAACAATAATCCTGGGAATCTTCGTTTTGTTGGACAGCCTGGAGCGGTACAAGGTAAAGGAGGGTTTGCAAAGTTCTCTACACCAGAAGCAGGGGTACAGGCAATGAAAAATCTTCTTGTTCTTCGCAAGAATCAAGGAATGACACTTAGTCAGCTGATAAACAGTTACGCACCACCTGTTGAAAACGATACGGGGCTTTACATCAAACAAATTTCTTCTGCGCTTAATGTCCCTCCGAATACCCCACTTTCTCAGATAGATATAAACGCTCTTGCTAGGGCAATGGCAAAAAAAGAAAGTTCAACTATCATTGGATAATATGGCAGATCTAAAAGCACAATTAGAAGCGATGAGGGCGCAGAATCAAACACAACCTGTTCAACAGAACAAGGTAGATTTGAAATCACAACTTCAACAACTAAGAAAGCAACCGACACCAACAGCATCAGAACAACCAGAACAGCCTGGTTTCTTCAAATCTATTGCTCAAGGACTTGGTAAAATGGTTGCAGAACCAGCAGTAGCTGTAAAAAACTTAGTTCAGTCTGCTCCAACATATGCTCAAGCTATTGCGCAAGGAATTTCTGGAGATATGAAAGGCGCAAGTAAAACAGGAATGCAGGCTGAAAAAATGCTCGGAGCAAGTGCTAATGTTCCATTTTTGGGTGAAGTAAAACCTGCCTTTGCTGAAAAAGCAATCGCTGGAGATGATTTAGGACTTGCAAAAGAAGTTCTTGGACGTGGTGCAGAATTAGGCTCATTTATTCCTGGAGGTGGTGCGGCTAGTACAGTTGTAAAAGGAGGGATTAAAGGGCTTGCAAAATCAGCGGTACCAGCAATGATTGAGTCCGGTGTTAGTGGCTCTCTTGGATTTGGAGGACAGGCTCTAAAAGAAAATAAACCTTTTTCAGAAGTAGCAACAGAATCAGCAAAAGGCTTCGGTGTTGGTGCTGCATTTGGAGCAGTACCAGTTGTCGCAAAAGGCTTAACAGGTCTAGCAGGGAAAACAGGAAAGTTTGCTGCAGCAAAGGCGACTGGACTTGAAGGCTCTACAATTGAAACGGCACTAAAGCGTGGTCCAGAGCTTGCAGAAGCTCGCAAGGCTGGATTTACACGCGAAGGGTTAGCAGATAAGGTTAAATCTCGTGTTACTTCAATTAAAAACGACCTTTCTGAAACAGGAAAGCAATATAATCCAATTAGAGAGCTTGAAACCAACTACGTTTCTATTCCTCAGGAAAGAAACTTATTTAGAGAAGCAATTTCAAAGTTTGGATATGATATAGACGAACAAACTGGAAAATTATTACGTTCTGCTGAATCTAAGCCTCTTTCTAATGCTGATATTTCTTCACTGGAAGACTTCTATTCTCAGTATGGAAAGGATAGGGTTCTATCAGCTAATGGGTTTCTTAACACTAGAGAAAAGTTAGGTAAAATGGCTGACTATACTTCACCAACTCGTGGAACACTTGAAAAAATCTCTGAAGATATTCGTGAGAAATATAATGAGTTTGGACGTAAGCAGTTACCAGGCCTAGAAGATGTTGATGCTGAATGGGCTCCTCTTAAAAAGTTCATGACTGAGGACGTAAAAGCGTTTACTGATAAGGACGGAAACGTAAAGCTTGCAAAAGTAATGAGCGCACTTAAAAATCCTAATAATGCGGATAAGTTAGCTAAATTAGAAAAAGTATCTCCTGGAATCACTGATGACTTTCAAATCCTCGCAGCCATTGAGGATATAACAGCAGCCGGAGAAAAATCTAAAGTTGGTACATATGCACAAAGCCTTATATTTGGTGGTGGTATTGGTCTTGCAGGTGCCGGTGTGGTTGGTGGCCCTATCGCTGCACTACTTGGGGTTATTGTTTCTAACCCAAAAGTTATTATTCCTATCATTGAGACTTATTCAAAGCTAAAAACCAAGGCATTAGGGAAACTCGGGTCACTTAGCAAGGTAGAAGGCGTAGCTAACTCTGCTATTCAAAAGATTAAGTCGGGTGTAAAGCCAAATCCTGCTGAAGAAAAACTTGTATCAGAGGCAATTAAAGATGCGGCAGTTAATCAGAAAGCATATGGCATTGTAGCAGGCGTACAACCAGAATTTGATGAGGAGGGAAACTTTACGGGAGCTAACTTCGATCCGAAGATGGCAGCTATGGGCGTTGGACTTGGTGTAGCAGCTGAAAAACTTTCTCCTAAATTTGCAAAATCAATCGCTACACGAGTTGATAGCGAGGACATGATGAAAATGGATGAATTTATAACTCACACTAACGGTAAGTTTCCTGAGAACGTACAACTTGAAATAGAAGCCCGAAGAATGGCAGAAGCTATGGGGATAAACCCAGACCAGACCAATAAAGAACTAGCTAAAAAGTTCAATACTATTGTTGATACACGAGAAAAGATTGACCAGAGTATTAAAAAAGCTAAACCTCTCAAAGACTCTCTAAAAGCTGACCCTCTTATCGCAGAAGCTAAGAAGTATAAGAGTGCAGAGGAGTTTGTTAAGGCACAGCCTAAAACTGTTAATGTATGGCGTAAAAGTAGATTTTCTGACGGTGGTGCTTATCTTGATTATCCAATAATAAGAAGGGAGGAGAGCATCACATTATTTCAAGGCGGGGATGGTGGACAGCATTGGACTTCTGACAAAAAATATGCCGAACAATTTGGCAAAGTAAAAGAAAAAACTGGCTCGTTTTACCAAATTGATAACGGCAATAGGATGACAAATGTGTATGTAGAAGCTCCTTCCAAATCCCAACTCACCGACATCTGGAACAAAGCTAACAAATCTAAATAATGTTATAATGTATAAACTAGTATAAACATATGTCACAATCAAACATCACACTCGTAAGAAATCCAAACACAAACACTATTCAGTCAGCGGCTACTGCTCTCAACGCTAATTCAGGTCGCGTACGTCTTTTTATTCAGAACTGTGGTCAAAATCAACTTTTTGTTAAGTATGGACCAGGTTGTACAACATCAGACTTTGACATTATCTTGCCTGCTGGTACTGCAAACGATAATGGTACAGGTGGTTCAGACTCGTGGGAAGGCTCAACATGTCCTCCTTCAATCGTAACTATTGCAGGAACAGCTCCACGCTACATTGCTCGTGAATATACAGAAGTCCCACAAGCATAAATCTATGGCATTAAAAACTTTTACACCCGCGGTAGAATTACCAGAGGCAGCTAAAAACGCTCTCGAGCTTGCAGAAAATCGTGTCTCAACTCTCGAAGGAGAAAAGACACGTCTTCAGGGTGCTGTTCAGGACTTACGAAACGAATCAGTCTCACTTGAACATCTTGTAGTAGAAAAGCAGGAAGCTCTTAAAGCTCTTGAACTTAAGCTATCCGATACAAACAGCCAAATCAGCTCAAACAACGCTACAATGGAAGCACAGGGCCTCACAATCGCTGATTTAGCAAATGATGTGCGTGCTTTTAAGCTAGAAATTGATGGTGGTGAAGATAAAGAGGGAAATCCTGTTATCGGACTCAAAAAGACTAAAGAAAATCTATTAGAGGCTAACAAGCAACTTAAAGAGGATAATTCGGGCCTTGAGACTAAAAAAACAGAGTTAAATAGCTATATCTCAGGTAAAAAAGCAAAGTTTAGCGAATTAGTAGCAGCTATTAAGAATTTGAACGATAACATCTAGAAATATGGCACAGATGCAACGATCCACAAATGAAACTGGTCTAGCGTCTGAACAAACCCTACTTTCAATAGCAGGTCTTGTTACTGATTCCTATGATACGGTTCAGATTACAGCCTACGGAGATGCAACCGATAATTACCCAACAACAGTAGTTTATCGAACAGGTGGAGCTTCTGGGACTATTGTAGCTACTTTGACGCTTACTTACGATGGTTCAAATAGACTTACTCAAGTAGTTTCAGTTTAATATGGGAGTGCGTGACTTCAAATATAATGTTGATTGCAACACTTGTGGAAAATCACGTGAAGTTTCGTATTGTCAAAAATGGAATATTGAAAAAGGCCTTAATAAGGATTGCATATCATGTTCTTCAAAAAAGAAAGACCAAACGGGTCTTAAAAAAGGCCGTGGTTGGAATAAAGGATTGAAAGGTTTTATGTCTGGACATCCTGCTTATAATGATGGGCAAATGTTTAGGGGTAAAAAACATACAGAAGATTCAAAAGAAAAAATGAGATTAGCAAAATTGGGAAAAAAGCTCGGGAATTATTCTGAAGAACATCGAGCAAAGATTTCAATAGCCCTGAAAGGTAAGAAAAGAAAGTCTGGTTCTAGTCATTATAATTGGAAGGGTGGCATTACAAGTGAAAATAAGAGACAACGCGCACTATTTAGAAACACTTGTCATAAGCAAGTTTTAGAAAGAGATAATTTTACTTGTGGAGAGTGTTCAAAAAAAGGTATTAATCTTCATGTAAATCACATAAAAGAATGGGCTAAATTTCCAGAACTAAGATTTGATTTGAAAAATTGTGTCACATTATGCGTGGAATGTCATTATAGAAAAACGTACGGTAAAGAAAAGAAAAAAAATGTAGTGTGGGGTAATAATCTGAAACACAAATTAGAATTTTATGTACAAATTTAACCCTTTCACTGGAAAGCTTGACTACTTCAAAGACGGTAGTGCTACTTCTGGCCCAACTGGCTACACCGGCTACACCGGCCCAACTGGCTATACGGGATATTCCGGTGCAGACGGAGCGCAGGGTGCAACTGGCTACACCGGTTACACAGGATATAGTGGTGCTGATGGAGCCCCAGGTATTCAAGGAGCGACTGGCTATACTGGTTTTACAGGCTCAACCGGTTATACCGGTTATACTGGGTACACGGGACAGACTGGTGCGACATCTTCTTATTTTGATTTCAAAATATCAACAACAGTTGGTCCAACACCTGCAAGTGGCTATATTAGATATGATAATGCAACACAGATAAACTCTACTAATCTTTACCTAAATCACTTAACATTTGATGGTTTAGATATTGATTTGTTCCTTGACCTTTTGCAGGTTGGATTTTTGGTCACAATTCAAGAAGATACTTCAGCAGCAAATTTCCAAACATGGTCTGTAGCTAGTGCTGTTGTGCATGGTGCGGTTTACGACACAATTCCTGTTACTCTAGTTTCTTCTGGAGGAACAGGTACAACAAACTTTTCGAACAATCAACGCGTTGCAGTTCTTGTTTCGCGTATTGGCCCTACGGGTTATACGGGTTACACAGGATTTACAGGTTATACCGGTTATACAGGTTATTCGGGTGCCGACGGCGCTGTTGGTCCAACAGGTTTTACTGGCTACACTGGGTATACGGGTGATGGAAACTTCACTGGATACACTGGTTATACTGGGTATTCAGGATATACTGGTGCTACCGGCTACACAGGTTTTACCGGCTACACCGGCCCATCAGGAGGCGGAAGCGGTCAAGTTGTTCAGTTTGAAGTTACTCAAGCATCTCACGGTCTATCTGTTGGTAACGTTATTAAGAACTCCGGTGCAAATACTTACGCAAAAGCTCAGGCTGATTCTGCTGCAAATGCAGAAGTTGCTGGTATTGTTGTTGCCGTGCCAAATGCTAATAATTTTACGTTTGCTACACATGGTATAATTACTGACGGAGTACCTGCTGAAGCAGCTGGAACGTATATGTTTTTGGACCCATCTACAGCTGGTCTGATGACTACCACAGAGCCAACAACCGCGGGGCAGGTTTCAAAACCAATTCTATTAGTTCTTGAAAATGCGACGAAGGCAGAGGTTCTGAACATGCGTGGGATGATTCGCTCTGCAGCTTCAGCGATTACGGTAGCAACTGGTGCAGAAGTAGACACAGGAACTGATAATGTAAAGTATGCTTCTCCTAAGGCTATTGCTGACTCTACCGTTGTTTTATCTGCAAAGTCACAGACTCTTACAAATAAAACACTTACAGCACCTGTTATCAATCTTCCAACAGGATCAATTCATTATCAAGACCAACAGATTATTTCTGTTCAAATATTTAGTTAACTATGCCAACTTTCACAAAAACAATTCTTTCTGGTTCGACTGATGGAAAAGGAATAAAAGTTGTAGCAACCTCAACAGCCGGGACACTGATTCATACCGGGTCATCTACAGCTACTGACCTTCACGAAGTATGGATTTGGGCAGAAAACAACCATACGGCGGATGTTGTACTTACTATTGAGTGGGGAGACGCTACGGCTCCTGATGGTAACATCATTAAAACAATCCCCACAAAGGCAGGGCTTTATTTAATGATTCCTGGTCTTATCCTTAAAGGGAACGCGACACCACTTACAGTAAAGGCATTTGCAGCAACAACTAATGTAATCTGTATCACTGGGTTCGTTAACACGATCACATAAAATGAGCCATAATATATTTAGAAATAGACGAGACTTAGGAGCGTTGCCACAAATTGGCAATCTTTTAGCGCCATCTTATTCTAGGTATATTCCACGCGGAGGTTGGGTTGTTAATACTAGTACTGCAGGAACTCTTCTCGGTGCAACTGGAATGACGCAAGATGTAAGTGCAAGCGCTGATGATGCTAACTTCGGGTTTACCTTACCTTTTACATTTCTATATTATGGTGTTGCAAGAACGGTTTATGCAGGCTCTAACTCATTTCTAACCTTTGGGTTTGGGAGTAATGATTATTCTGGATTTTCTTGTACAAGTCCTGGAAGGGGTTTGTATATACAAGCAGCTGATAACTCTTGGCAGCGTCTTTACCATATAAATAATGGGGATGGAAGTTTTAGAATTAGATTTGAGGGAACTGCACGCACTTCAGGAACACCAGGCTCTCCTACAATGATTTGGGAAGCGACATTATATAATGATGGTAAAATTATGCTTGTTAACGGTGCTAATAATCGAACAGGCGGCGCTAATCGTATAACGAATGGTGGATTTGATTCCTATTGTTTAACGTATACATTTGCACAAAACCAAAGTTTTGTATTTGAACCAACAGGTTCAGGAGCATCAGCAACTTATAATATTTATACCGGAGCATCGGTAGTAGCAGCTTAACTATATGGCAAATTCAGCTTTTACAGAAAACAACACGTTAGCACAGGGCCCTATTGGATATACCGGCTATACTGGCTATACCGGCTACACCGGCCCAGCAGGCGGTGGTGACATGTACCTAGCAACAATTCAAACAGTTACAGCAGCAAAAACATTTAATGATGGAACCCTTAAGCTTGCTGGCGCAACCTCTGGTGCGTCATCACTAAAAGCTCCAGCTATTGCTTCAACGTATGTGCATACATTACCTGCGGCTACGACAACTCTTGTCGGTGATGATTTTACGCAGACGCTGACAAACAAAACGCTGACTTCGCCAATCATTACAAACATTGCGCCTGGTGCTGATTTTACGATCACACAAAACTCAGTTGCCCCTTTTACATCAGTAAATTCTGGTGCGGTTGCAAATACACTGGTTCTGAAAACAGGAGCTGTTGGTATTACGACTGCGACACCATATACAACAGGTGGAAATGTTCTTGATTTAGGTACTGGAAAAATGTCTGGTGGCACTTATTCAGCAACTTATAGAACTCGCCTAGATTTGGCTGGCGCTGCTGGATTTGCTTCTGCTGACTATATTTTTCCTGCTAATGGAATTTTTAGAGCTGGTGAAGTGTCCATTAAGGGAACAAATGATATTTTTTTTCAGGGTTATCCAGTTAATTCTTCGGGATATGCTTTTCTTGAAGCGTGGCTTAGTGCTGGAATGGCTATTGGTACCGGTGGAAACTCTAACCCAATTTTCTTTCAAATCAACCGTACAGAAATGGCGCGAATGACGGCTGCTGGGCTTTCTATTCTAACATCAGCAAACCCTACTGCTTATCTCCATATCGCAGCCGGTACAGCAGCAGCAAATACCGCACCAATTAAGTTGACAACTGGAGTCGTAACAACAGTTGCAGTAGCTGGACAGGTTGAATACGCGACACCTACACTGTACTTTACAAATGGTGGTGCTCAGAGACAGGAAATTCCACAGATACAACAAACACGCATTACTACACAAGTTGATAAAACAACAAGTACAACCCTTACAGCAGCTACGGGATTATCTGCGACACTCGTTGCGGGTAAAATATATCGTTTTGAAGCTCAGCTTTTTATTGATGCAGATGCAACGGGTGGTAGTAAGTTCACAATGAACGGAACCGCAACTGCAACAAGCATTATTTATGAGATACAACTTCTAGATAACACAACTAGCGCAAATACTATCACGTCACGCCAAACAACTCTGGGTGGTTCCGCTGGTCAAGCAAGCACAACTTCCGGTCTGTGTAGAATATCTGGTATAATAGTTTGTAACGCTGCAGGAACACTTATGCCATACTTTGCACAGAACGCTTCTAACGGAACTTCATCTATATTAGTTGGCTCAACTTTTGAAACACAAGAAATAGCTTAAAAAAATATGTTTGAAACAAACGAAAGCAGAGAAGAATTAGAATTAGCTTCTCAAAAAGTAAAAACTGATAATATCATACCCGATAAGGTTGTTGTACAGGATGGACTACAGTTTGTCGTAACAACAGAGACAAACGCGCTTTCAAAAGAACAGGTAGAGGAGTTTTTTTATGCTGCACAAGCTAATCTAAACGAGTTTGAACGAATAGCGACACAAACAAGTAGCGAACTTTCTAGTAAAGTTGAGTTTTATAGAGCATTGCTTTCTAGATTTTAATTGTATTTATGCAAAACCAAACAAACCAAGCCTTTGATTTTTCTACAAAAAGTGTCGATGATTTGAAAGTTCTTGCTTATGACGAAATCAGATTTATTGAATTTTATAATTCCGAGTCTGAAAAGCATCGAAAGGTTCTTGCAGAAATAAACTCTCGTATCGCAGAAAAAGAAACTAACAAACTAACGGAGGAGAAGAACAAAAAGGTAAATAAGTAACACTATATGCGGTTCAGCGTTGTTTTAATTGCTCGAAATGAGGCAAAAACACTTCCGCGTCTTCTTAGCTCCCTAAAAGACTTTTCAGAAAAAGGTGGTGAAATTATATTGGTTGATACGGGTTCGACAGATGACACTGCTAACGTAGCGCGTGCATTTGGTTGCAAAGTAGAAGAGGTCGGTGATAGGTTCAAGCAAGTTCTAACAAACGAACATGTAGATAAAATAAACAATCACTTTGTCGTTGAAGACGAAGAGACTATTTTGAAATATGGCGATTCGCTTTTTGATTTTGCGTCAGCTCGTAACTATGCAGCATCTTTAGCATCTAATGACATGGTCGCAATGCCAGATTGTGATGAGCTATATACAAAACTCGATTTAGATAAGATAGAAGAGGTTATAATCAGTGGCGCAGAACAGCTTGAATATAACTTTGTTTTTAGCCACGATCAGTTCGGAAATGAGGCGATTAAGTTCATGCACTCAAAGTTCTATAATCGCACAAAACTTCAATGGAAAGGAATTGTACACGAAGTACTTTCTGGAGAGGCTAAGAGACAGTATCTTGACGAATCGATTATCAAGCTTGAACACTATCAGAATCACGAGACGAATCGTACGGGGTACTTAAAAGGTCTTGCACTAGATTGCTTCCTTAATCCTACAAATGATAGAAACTCTCACTATTTTGCTCGTGAACTTCTGTGGGTTAATCGTCCAAAGTCTGCGATTAAAGAACTTAAACGCCACATATCAATGAACGCTTGGCAACCTGAACGTGCTCAGTCAATGGTTTATCTTGGAGATGCTTATAAACAGCTTGGTTCTGAAGAGTGCGTCGATTGGTATCTAAAATCTTTCATTACAGAAAGTGGGCGTCGTGAGCCTCTGATGCGGCTCTGTCAGTATTATTTTGAGAAGAATGACCCACAAAAAGTCGCGTCTTTTGCTAAAGCTGCGCTTGAAATTCCAATCAGTAATTTTTACGCGAACAATGCCGACGACTACGCAGATAAGCCTCATGCCTTCTTACACTGGTCACTTTATTGTTTAGGTAGAAGAGATGAGGCCTTATATCACTTCAATATCTCAAGACAGTATAAGCCTTTACTAAGTAAGTATTTATTCGAGTATCGGTATTTTTATGAACTTCCAAAAGTAACGATTCTTATACCTACTCTAGGGCGTCCAGAAGGCCTTCAGAAGTGTCTTGAGTCTATAAAACGTCTCAACTATCCTCAAGAGCTTATTGAGGTTCAGTGTGAAGAAGACGAACCACGACTGGGGGTTCCAAAGCGCGTCAAGAAACTATATGAACAATCGTCTGGTGATGTATTAGTTTTTGCAAGCAACGATACAGAGTTTACTGAAAATTGCTTGATTCATGCGGTAATCGAATCAAAAGAACATGGGTTAGTTGCTCTTAATACAGGCCCCGTTTCAGTCGACGAAGGAAACATTTGTGAGCACTTTCTGATTAGACGTGATATAGTGGAGAAGATAGGAGAGATATTTGACACTGATTTTTTTCATGTCGGCGTTGACAACCTGCTTTGGGCTAAATGTAAAAAAATTGGTGAAGCATTTAGGTCAAACAATGCTATAATGATACACAACCACTTCTCTAAAACTAAATCACAAACAATGGACTCTGTCGCTAAGCTAGGTTGGAGTAACGCCGACGCAGATAGAGAACTACTAAAAAAGAAATTAGCAGAACTCTAATATGGCGGACTCACAAGAATTGCGAGAAATAAAGAGGCTTGAAGATAAGTTTGATGAACACATTAAAGAGGATAGGGAGTATATGAACGAGGTCCGATCCGAGTTAAAAGTAATGTGGAAATCTATCGGTGAGCGTGTTACATGGGCTTGGCTTTGGACAATTCTTGTTTTTTTAGTAGGAGTAGTCGGAGCGATGTTTGGAATTTTATACTCAAATCAGAAAGAAATGTCGGACGATTTTAAGTCGTATTTTGAAAAAAATAGCGAGCAAACAGCCGTAATTAGAGAAGACCTTTCATCAGTGAATACAATTATAAAAAATCTTAATTTTAAGGTAATCAAGTAATATGAAAGTCGAAGTATCTCGCAAAAAACGTCCTACGATACAGGTTCAGCGCAAAGCGATCGAAGTGCAGCTTAAAAAATCTCCTAAAGTAGACAAAGATAAAGCTAAGCACACCGCTTAATATGTTTACTCACAAACCACTCGATAATTGCTATATCAACCAGCTTTTTGGTGATAACATGGTTCCATTCTATAAACAGATGGGACTTAAAGGACACAACGGCTTGGATTTCCATGCAGACATGGACACTCCTTGCTATGCAGTTTTCGATGGTAAAGTAATCAAGGCTTCGACCGAAGACAAAGAGTCTCTGTCAGCTGGGCGGTATATCTGGCTTGAAAGCACACCAGCCCTAGAAGACGGCGTAATGACGTTCTACAAGGCCGTATACTTCCACCTGAACCATGTTGAGGTTAAAGAGGGTGATACAGTCACATCGGGCCAAAGAATCGGTCTGACGGGCAACACAGGTCAATATACGACCGGCCCACATCTTCATTTCGGAACATACAAGTTTATTCTAAAAGACGGACAATATGTAAACCCTAATCTCAATAACGGTTACGGAGGTGCATTTAATCCTGAAAAAGTTTTGAAGCAAGAGTGGCTCACAAACTCTGCTAAGAAACAACTACAATATGATTTCTTCATCTTCGAGGGCAAAATCCTTAAAGAGCAGAGTAAACCTGAGTGCTATCTTGTACAGGGTCAGAAACTTCGTCTATTCACTGACGAATTGGCACTTTGGACGAACAACTATAATTTATCCCAAGTTACCACAGTTAGTGACGGAGCTTTTGAAGAAGCAGTTTTTGGCGAACCAATCAAAGTCGGAAATAAAATCGATGCACAAACATTAAAAGAAATGATCGCTATCTTCGGCAACGAGCCTGAGAGAGCAAAAACCTTATTCTCTAAATACTTCTAATATGAAACTAAAAGAAATTATCTCAATCCTTGAAGGCTACAAAACATACTTAATCATGGCTGCTTTGGTAGTATTCGCTTTCTCGGGTGTTTCTATGGGAATCCTTGACCAGACTGAAGCGTTTAAGATTATTCTTGAAGCACTTGGACTTGGCGCACTTCGGTCAGCTATCAAGAAGTAACTAATTGTAAGCTAAAAAGGCTCACTAATGAGCAACTTGTAGCGTAAATTCTTCTCTCACCGTCTAACGATAGAGTGGAGTAATCAGAAAGCCCCGAAAGGGGCTTTTTGTTATAAAATAGACCCCCTTTATTTAAGACGCGGGGGTTACGTCGTTTGGTTATGCTTTCGACAAGTAGGTGAGCATAGCCTCTTCGTCAGAAATCTCCTCGTACCCTTTCTACTTGGCCCGCATGTTCTCGATGTCCCGTGAGGAGACTTCGGTATTTGGAACCATGATGAGGTCGATGAGCTTGTGGGCTTCGGCTACGGTCAGATTGTCAAAGCATGTGTGCCATGCAAGGTGCCACGAGGCAGGAAGGCTAACGATGTTGTTTGCGTCCTTTCCCGAACGGCTTCTTGGAAGAACGTGGTGTTTGTTGTTCCCTGCCACTTTGACCTCCTTGTGTTTTCTCCTCCTTGTCGGCGGGTTCGCGCTGCTTCTTCGACGGCCACTTCTCTTCGAGCGCGGCTGGTTTGTATTTGCCGAGCCTCTGGAGCTGGCTCACGTCGCGGTCGCTTTCTTGCCATGCAGAGGACTTTTTGTAGTCTCCCCCGTTGGCAAGGCACGTCGGGCACTCAGCGATGAACTCACGAGCAAGGCCGTCGTTGATGCTGTCGACCTTGTTGCCACAGAGACACACAAGTCTGGTCATTGTCTCACCTCCAGCTTGCCGTTCCTTTCGACAAGCCTAATAGGATTTTTGCAGATTGGACACAGTAGCCACGGGCCAGGCTTTTTTGCGTTTCCGAACTTCTTGTCTGTTACGAATACGCGCATGCGCCCACACTCGCGGCAGAACGTCTTGTAGAATTTCGGGAACATGTTTCACCTCAGCTCGGCTCGTCAATGTACTCGACCCCGATGCCGTGATTGCACCCCTCACAACGTAGGATGAGCACCATCTTACCGCTGACGTTTCTGACCTCTCCTTTCCACATGAACGTGCGGGGACGCTGACACTTGCTGCACCCGTGACGAATTGAAAGGTTGATGTCATTTTTCATTTTGGTTACCTCCTAAGTTGAGTAGGCAAGAACTTAATGAGCCTGGCTGGAGTCGAACCAGCATTTCGCGATTCTACCATTTGAATTACAGTAACTCATTAATAACTTTACCTACTCAATTTAGGAGATAACCACCTCCAGTATGCGCCCATAAAGGCGCACGAGGAAGGGGCTACCAAAGATGTTTGCCCTCAACACCGCGAGCAATTCTATCCTCTGTTCGCTTGTTTAACCACATTAAAGCTTCTTGCATCTTAGTTAGTGCAATGCTATTTTCACGGCAAGGAAACTTACTATTTAAGTCTGTTAATCTCTCAATAGAGACGCGCAGCATCTCTTCTAATGTTGTTCCATTTACTTCTGTTCCATCCAGATTTTTTTTATAAAAAACAACTTTTTGAAATAACTGACTATCATCAGCTTCTCGCTTAAATTGAAGTAATGCGTACTCATTTACTTCTTCGTATGAAACATCTGGCATAAAAATATACTTAATGAATTATTTCCTCCCTTGAAGAGTAGTCTTCGACTTTAACGCATACCAGACAATGCTGCCCTCGTAGCCATTGTTAGCCGAACGGGTCTTGCGACCACTACTCAAGGGAAGAGGCGAGCTTGAAAGCTCAATTCATGGGGCAAGGATTTGACGAGGTTGGAGTTCCACTCCATATAGGTTTTGTTTACTCGTGTAGTCACCTTGCATATGGTTTGGTTGGCTCCTGAGATGTTACTACTCTACAGCCTCGGCACCTTTGGACTTTGTAACATCAGTCCGCATACCACTGACCAGTTTAGCGTCTACCTATTCCGCCACCCATGAATTGAATTTTCAAACTTCCTCCTCGCCGTCCACCCGAACCATGCCAGCACTTAAGCTAACCCTAGCTAGTGAACGGAGACGAGGCCCGAGCACCGATACTCGGGCCTTTTTTATTATATCACTTTCCCATTATATGTGCTGTGACTTATAGATGTTTTTAATAACCTCCTCAGGAACTTTGAGTATACGCAGCTGCTTAACAATCTGCTCATATTCTGAATTAGTTGTTAAAAATGCAAAAGCTTTTTCGAGGCCTTCTTGTGTTAATACAGAATCTTTTGTCATAGTTGTTCACATTATTTTCCCATTATCTTCTTCCAATTTTTAATATTAAGTGTCGGCTCTGGTATCTTCGGCCCGAGGTTGTTTGTGGCAATATCAGTTGCGTAGTCTTTATAAGCTATAATCTGATCGGTAGTGCATTCATTTTTTATAAACTGTACAACGTCGTCGAGTGAAAAGTAGAAGTCATTGACTTCAAACACATCGCCTATTTCATCTGCAACCCAGTCCCATTCAGAGTCAGGGAAGTTATCATCGACAAACTTTTGAACGAGGAAATTTGTGTGCTGTTCCCATGCGGCTAGGTAGTTGTTCATATGTAAGGTTATTTGATTTTCTCTCTGATTTCTTCGATGTGCTCTCGTAGAGATGGTATGTAAACAAATCTATCGTATTCTGCACAAGAGGTTAATTTGTCTGCAGTAAATATCAGTCCTCTCAACCAGCTTACGGGGACTGCGATGGTGTCGGGTGTGACGATCGTTGTGGTATCTAATTGTTCTGTGTTCATACTTATAAATTATATAATTGCTCTAACCTCTTTACTTGCTTTTCTAAAATAATGGTAAAAATTGTATTGTATACAAGTTCAAGTTCAACCTTTCGTTGTTCACGAATAAGATATTCTTTTGTCATACCTATTTCAACTGATTAAGTATT